TTAGTCTCCATCGGATTTGGCGTATTTCTGCCTCTCTAGCCTTGGCCGATAGCTTCATGTACTTTAATTGTTCTTTTGTTGTGGTTTTAGCAGCTTGTAATTGTAACTTAGCAGAACCCTGTAAGTCCTTACCCATTTTCTTTCTAATAGCGTTCTCACGTTCTATTATTTTGGCATTATCTTTCCAAGCTTCCATTCTTTCAGCCATTTGGCCAGCTTTTTGGAAAGTACCAGTTACAGCATCGATAGAGTCGTTCAATCTACCTATGGGTTCTGTGAGTTTTGTAATAGAATTTATTGTTGCTGTTATATCTACCATTGATAATCTTCTAAGTTAAATTTACTTGCCTTGTTTCTTGAATTTTTCGTAATCTTTCTGCAATAAATCACTTAAGGTCATCCCGTCACCGACAGGAGAATCCATTCTTTTCTTAAAAGATTTCTCTAAAGCTTTCTTTTTATCTAACAACTTCTTAAGCTCTTTTTTGTCCTTCTCTTTTTTTATTTCTTTGGCTAAGTGTACTATGGTAGCAAACACTCCACCTTTTTTGATAATGTCCATTAATTTCACAATAGATCTCCGTAGATATACTTAACTATAAATAAATATACCTCTCTAAAGAAATTAGAGAGGTATATATTATCTTTTACCTTTTGAAGCTTCTTCTTGAGCTTTATTTTGGTCTTCTATAGCTTTATTTATTCTTTTAATCCACCATCTTCTAATAGCTATTGGTACATTATATGCGTCTTGAAAACTCATCTTACCATAATAAACACAAGCAAAAAGATCTTCATAGATATATTCTTTATGTTTTTCATTCAGGCCAAAAGAAACCTATCCCAATTGGGATATCTACCTCCTCTTTATGAGAGCAAAGTGGGCATTGAAAATCTTGTTTCATTATCACATCTGGCTCGTTATCAGACAGGAACTTTCTAATAAACCTTGAGTCATTAACCATCATGTTTCTTGCAAAATCATTAATAAGTTCTCTATCCTCATCTCCATTAACAGAAACAATTTGTCGTGCATATCGTGTTGTTATGTTTCTTTCTAATGGAGAATTTGTCTTCCTCTTAGTTACTTCAAGTAATTCACTAATTTCATTTTCTTCTTCGGAAGTTAGAAACTTAAACTCTATATTAGTACCAGATGGTAGATCAAGATTAAAATATGGTCTATCTGGTCTTGAAGGTGTAAGATCAAGAGTTCTTACTGCTAGCTGACCCAAATCAAATGTATATTGTACTTCTTCTTCGCAATTGGGACATTCTAAATTAACCTCGTATTCTGGGCCGTAACCACTTATTCTAAGAAAAGTCATTATGGAGTTCTTATCACCAGAAACTAAATCTTTTATATCTATATTCTTATTAACAAGACAATTTTGTAGAAGAACATCCAAAGCTTTTCCAGATCTCAGTAATGACCTTGAAGTTAAAATATCTTCATCAGCAGCAGTCAAGTGTCTTACTTCAACATTTTCTTGATTGTGCAGTGGGTGGCTTGGTGGATATAACTTACCTAAAGTAGGAATAAGTACAAAATCTCTTGGTACAGTAAAACCTGGCCTATTATCTTCTTTATCAGCTTGTTTTTGAGCATCGGAAGGTACAGAGGGCATCACTTCTACCTTTGGTGTATCTTCCTCTATAGTAACTTTTGGATCTGACATTTTGATACCTTTCATAATTATTGTTAATAGCGCGCTATAATATTATATAATAAAATTTATTAAATGCATATAACAATAGGCACAAAAATACCTCCCACGAAAGGAGGTATTCTTATTTAAAAAATAACTTTTAGTATCTTAGAATACATTCATCCATACGAATAGTAACAGAAATTTCTGCTGGTTCAGCTGAGTCGTATGATAAATCACCAAAGGTAGCTTCGGAAATAAAAGCACCTCTAACATCCCACTTCTCTACAGAAGCACCCACTGGATCTAGCATTTCAAGTGAGAAATCCTTCTTGTAAAAAGCTGCATAACCATCACGACCAGAGATTGTTTCATGAGAAAGTCTAACCCACTCCATAACCTTCTGAGCTGAAGATGGAGCAATTGGATCATATAGTGACATAGAAATTGTTCCCCACTCACCCTTACCAGCCAAATATCTCTTCTGATTCAAATAATCAATAGTGATTGGAGCGGCAGTGTAAGTAGGTCTAGATGTTGTGCGAGCCACAAAAGCAGGGATTGTATCATCAGCGAACTGAAAGATAAATCTATTCTGCCTTTTAGGTTCAAATGTATCTGCCAACATTACATTTACTTCAAATGGTGTTGCCATTATTTATCTCCGTTTGTATTGCATTTAATATAAATACAATCATAAGTAAAAATTTGACTAGTTATTAAACCTCATCAAAGCTTGCGCCTTGAGGGGATACTGTAAAATCAAAGACAATAACTTCTGCAGCACTTGTTGGCTTTAGGAAGATCTTACCCATCATAATATTTCTATCAATCAAATCGGGTGTTGTTGTTGTTTCATCAAGAATAGCTCTGAACTCTGTCAAACCATTAGCTGATTGAACACCAGATAGAACATTATTAACTCTATTTAGTAGTTGTTCTCTAACTGTGGCTGAGTTCTGCTCAAACAAGAATGTGCGAGCAATTCTTGAAATGTCTTTTCTTACCTTCAATAACATTCTTCTAACATTAACTCTATCAAGAACAGATGCCTTACTCTGCAATGTCTTCTGACCGAAAACAGCTGATCCTTGATTTGTAAATGAAGAAATTGGATTAATATTTTCCTTATATAATTCATCTCTCTGAGATTGTGTCAAAGGTCTTGTTGGAGTAATACCACCACGAAGAGATCCTCTTCTAAACCCTGCAGGTGCATACCAAGGACCACCAGCTCTGTCATTAAATGCATATACACCTAACATTTGAATTGATGGAGGAATTACTTTACCTTGAAATCTAATCCAAGGATAATATGTAGCTGCATAACTGCTGTCATATTTTGCTACCTCAGATAACGCAGATGTTATAGACATTCTACCATTAGCGTCCATATCAGAAGCGTCTGTTCCAATATCTAATAGATAAAATGCATCACCTCTACCCTTAACCATATTAATGGCTAATTGTGGAATTTCACCAACATTTGCGCTGTGAACACCGGGTGTTGCCAAGATATCAAAATCATAAATATCTGGATTGCTTAGAATATTAATTGCGTCAATATATGAGGCACTTAAACTATCTGTTGTTGCGTTAAGAGCTTTGACTTTATCAGTTCTATAATCAAAACCATCAAAACCACCTGTAAATGGAACATTAAACCTAATTAAATCATTTTGATTAAATTGGTTTGTATTCTGTGTTGTATCAATTACTTCAAACTCTGTTATATTGTTTGTTTTTGAAGAATATTCAATTGTAACAGTTGTTGCTGTAACTGAACTTGGATCTGCGCTTGCTGTTTGATCAGATGTAAATGAACTTCCAGTAACTGAAACTACGGTGTGAACTTTATCAATGTCCGCGCCAGTTCCTGCAATTGTTACTTTATCATCTGCAGATAAGTCATAATCAGCGCCAAGATCAATTACAATGGGATCGGCTGATGCTGAAAAAGTAGTTCCCAACGCTACATCAGTAAGACTCAACACACCACCTTCGCCAGTTCCAGAAACTGTCAAATAACCCTTTTCTGTAACTAATGCGTCTGTAGCTGTTGATGAACCAACAGTTGTTGATGTTTTCTTAAGTCTATCAACCATACCACTGTCTGAATAATCAACACCAATTAATCCACTTAACCCACTACTGTCATCAATGTGGTTTAACTTATATGATAATGGTGCGATTGCAACAGAATTACCAATATTATACTCAATACTAGATATCCCACGAGCGCCTGATGGTTTGTGTGAAGGTGTTATATTACTAGCTACCTCAACTCTAACATAATTATTTGTTACTTGATACTCACCATTGTATGTTACTAATGGTGGTGTTTCACTGAAATCATACACTGGATAAGCGTCACCAACAACTTTAGCTATGTAATTAGATGCTTCGGGATCTAATGATACACTACCAAAAGATTTTGACCAACCAGCATCTGTAAATCCGGGATTTGCTCCTTGATTTGCTGTAATACCAACAACAGTTACATCAAATGTAGGCCATTCATCTGCCTCATTCTCTTCAACATTTGATATTTGAACATACATGCTTTTGTTTTCAGCGTCACCAGAACCAATTGAATGAAATCTAAAAAGATTAGATACTGAATTTCCTAAGTTCTGAGAAACCACCCAAGGAGTTCCTGCTTCTGAAAAACCACCCCCGATTGAATCAAAATCAACTGAAACATCTACTGCGCTAGATCCATTGGCAGTCTCACCAGTAACACTAGATACACCGTATCCATAAACAGTATCAACAAAGACATCTGGAAGAGGGCTGCTTGAATCGGCATTTACTGCATCTGTTCCCAATCTATTAATTATAAAGCCATCAGCTGTTGGGTCCATACTTAAATCAGAAGCTGTTGCTGATCCAACAATCAAATCAAATTTACTTGGCTTCCCTTTAATAGATATAGTGTCTGTTCCAGTTCTTTGTCTAACGATACCTAAGATTACATTATCAGCATCGTCCAAAGCTGTAGATGATCCAGTAGTTGGGAAGGCCAACAATCCAGCTTTTCCCATAGTAGCAGAATCTTTACCTAAAACTCTAACAAAGGTAGTTCTATTACCTTCATTCATATAAGCGTTAACCGCCTGATATGTATAACCCTCTGCACCGTCAGTTTTTACACCAAATCTGTTGGCAAAAGTGTTTACGTTGGTAAAACTTACTGGCACAAAAGCTGGTCCTTTTTCACTAAGACCTATAATAGCCGCACCACCAACACCACCACCACCTACATTTGGTCTAAATGTCTGGTCGATCTCTTGAGTATACACACCGGGAGATACAAATACTTGAGCCATTAATATTCTCCAAGAAATATATGTGTTTAATATATAATTGTATATAATTTTAGTTTTTCTAAAAGTAAGATATACAAGTTTT